GAGCGCCGGCGGGACTAGGCCGTCTGGAATGGTGTCAAAGACTCTTAGGCCGGTGATATTTATCGCGGTTTTGATACCGTCGCGAACGTCTGAGGGAACCATTCTTTAGGCGACTACTTCGCGCCGGTACGGTCGGACCATCGCGAGAACGTCGCGCCCGAGCGGGCTCATTCGGATAGCGCCGAGCTCTGATAAGCCGAGGACGCCGCCGACACTCGATGCACGTTTCACGAGATCGGTCGAGAGGATAAGACAAGCTTCCTCTATGTCGTCCGGCGGCGTTCCGAGATACCATCCGAATTTGGCGGTTACTTGGATTCCGGGGCGAAGATTGATCGGCGACGGAAAGAGAGTCGTTCCGACCATCGTTATTACGGTGAACGGCCGATTTTGTTGGGGCGCGTTTATCGGGTCGAGAATGTAGTCGGTGTTAAAGGTGAGAGTCGTCTCGTAGGTTCCATCGCCGCCGGTGTCGAGAGCGACGATAACTCCGGTCGGTGTTGAGATGTCATCCACGAAAAGACGATAGAAGTCGGTCGCCCGATATTGTCTCGCGGTTGCCGTAGCATCCGCAAAAAATCTTCGGTTAGTCATCCGATCGATCGATCTTGAAGCGGACTCGATGGCCTTTTCTATGTTCACGGTCTCATCGGCCGTGATCGTGCTCATCCCCGTATAGGACTGAAAGGTCGCGACCGTCGTATAGCCATTGGTGATCGCCATTATTTACCCTTCGATTTTTTAGGAGTCCTTTTCGGTTTCGATTCTACTTTGTTTTCGGTTTCGTTCGTAGTTACCCGCTCGGCCAGAGATTGAAGCGGTCCCGTCGAAAGGTTGCCGTCTAGCCGAGCGAGCTCGTGATCTACTTGGGCGACTTTATCCGTTCGGCCTTGAGCCGCATATTTGACGCGCTCGAGCTTTAGAGATTCGCGATACGAATTAAGATTGAGCGCCATAGTAGAAAGCTAAAGCTTCTCGGCGACTAGACAAGGAGCCCGCTAGTCGCCGAGAAAACTATTAGAAGCTAGGAGTTACGAGTCCGGTTCCGCCGATGATCGCGCCGGCTAGTGGCCTTCTCTGAGCTGTGAAAGCTGAGAATCCAAAGAGCACGATTCGGATCGCGACTTTGCCGTCTGGCTGTTCGAAGCGAACGAACGTCGGCATTTGTGGAGCTTCGAAGAGGTGCATTTCATCGCTTGAGACGATGTAAATAAGATCTTCGTTTGCGCCTGCGCCGTTTGTTGTCGTTACGTTTGCATCGGTGATTACTGGCAAGCCGAGCATCGAATATTGACCGCTAATCCCGTAGCCGAGACCGCTATAAGTTCCGATCGCATTCATCGGACCGTTTGCATTCGGTACGACTAGCGGACGCTTTTGGTCGTCTACGCCGGCGAGGAAGAATCCCAAGCGGCGAGGGTGCATAATTATATAATTCGGACCTTGAAAAACGGCGCTTTGTACGCGCTGAATTCCGTCAACGATCTTCGGATATAGTTCTGCGACTGTTGGGCTTGCGTCCGTGTAGGTAATGACGGCCGTTAAAGCGTTATTAAGTCCGGTCGGTTCACCGCTCGAGCCGGATCCGTTGAGGATACCGAAATCAAGTTTTGTGTTATAGGCCGAAATGAGATCCGAGAGCACGACATCTTCGATGTTCGCGCCGCGTAAGATCGCTTGCTTCGAGACGTCTTGCATACCGGAAATGGTGTTCACGTTCACGGTTAGAAGTGTGTCGTCGATATTTGTTTCGGTTGCGGTGTCGTTCTCGGCGGCTTGATATCCGACGGCGGTTCCGGTCGTTACCTTCGAAATGTTCACCGTCATACCTTGAGGCGGTAGGACGTGCTTTCGACAGATATCGGCGACTGGTCGACCAGCTCGAGCGAGATTCGCGTAGAGATCGATTAAGTATTGAGGGACGACGAGACCGGCAAAGTTTGCGGTTCCGACGTCGCGCTTCTCGAGACGTACTTCGCGGCTATATCGCGCGATTCGTTCTTGAGCTTCAAAGTCGCGTCCGAATTCTGCGTTCATCGCATCCGAAAGAAAAGAATTCTTTCCGCGAGCGTGATAAGTCGGCTCTTCGGAAGTTACTTTCCATCCGCCGGCTTGGCGTGTTTCTGTTGTCGATCCTTCGACTTTTTTTGCGAGTTCGATCGCGGCAAGTTTGCGCGTTTCGATCTCTGTGATTTGTTGAATTCGTCCGTCGAGTTTTTCGATCTCGAGCGCGAGAGCTGAGACGTTCGCGACTTCGATCTCGTTGAGATCGCGATCTTCACCGGCGGCAAGATCTAGCGTCGCGTCGATGAGTTCATTTTTTGAATTTCGTTTTTCTTGAAGTTGATTTAGAAAGTTCATTAGGTTTGTCCTTTTGTTTGAGTTGGAATCTCGAGGTGTCTAACGATCTTCCGAACGGGTGTCGAAGTTTTCGAGGTGCGTTCGTGGAGTCTAGAGGTGTCGTCGCTTACGAGTGTAGCGGATCGGTGTTCGCGGATCGTGGATCTTCCGAGATGTTGGCGACGATGTTCTCGGCCCATCTTTGGCCGGGATCGCCGCCCCATAGAGCCCAAGCGATACGACCCGCCGAGGGATAGCCGTCCTCGGATGGTCGGAAGCCTTGCCCCTGTTTATCGATTTCGTGCCGGGCGAGGAATGATCGGATTCGTAAGACCCGCGAATAGGTTACGGATCCGGCGATTATGTCTCGGGCGCTTGCCACTCCGATAGGTGTCCCGCCGCGCCCAAAAATCGCCCGCCATTCGAGGCCGCGTCGCGCTTCGGCTTTCATAGCTTCGGTCGTCGGATAGGTTTCGGCGCGTTCTTCGGGCTCCGGATATTTCGGATGTTCTGGATCTAGAAGATCGTTATCGCCGACGTATCGCGGATTTTCTGGAGCTCCGGTTCTTGCCAAATAAAGAAAAGCATTTACTCGAGCCATCGACCATTGATTGCGGCCGATGCCCGGGCGATGACTTGTCGAGTATGCACCGGACCCGCGACGATAGACCGATCGCAAAGCGCCGACTCTTACTCGCGTCCAAGTTGGGCGATCGCGTTCTTTCATTAGTTCATTGTGCGTATCTGTTTTAGTTTGTAAAGCCTTTTCGGTTTGCGGGCTGATAGTTATGTCGCCCGTTTTACCGGACGCGGAGCCGGGTTCGTTCTCTTCGGATCCTTCGATCTGATCTTCGACCGGTGCGGGAGCGTCGGCGCGTTCCGATGAGCCCGCCCATTTATTACAGTAGTAACTCGCTTTTACGTTCGCGCTCCAGAGACTGCAATATCCGCCGGCGTAGTAGACACAATTTTTACAGTTACGGCCGTCGGGTACGTCAACGGATGAAGCCGGTCGATAATTTTGTGGTAGCGCCCGATAATTTTCTGAGAGTTCGATCGCGGCGATTTGTGCTTTCGCTTCGCGTCTAGTTTTGTGGCAGAAGATAAGTTCGCCGTCGGACTCTTTTACTACCGCGTAGCCTTCGCGACATTCCGGATTATCCGTCTCGATGCGATAGGGCATCGGACTATTTTCTTATTTTGGCAAGAATGTTTTCAAGCTGAGCGAGATTCGGTTTTTCCAAAACTTCGCGAACTGATTGAATCGATGCCGCTTCGCCGTATGCTCCGAAAGTTACGAGAGACACTTCGGCGAGATGCGCTTTTAATCTTTCGACTACTCCATTAGAACCTTTGCGATCTTTAAGCGGTTGAAAGCCGATCGATAAATTTGTGAGAACTCCGTCGCGCACGAGCTCCAGAGCTTGATCGCCGATATCGGTTTTCGAGATTCTGAATTCACCGTATAGACCTTTTTTATCTTCTCGAAGAGTTGTCGCTTTGCCGAGCGGTAGCACTTGCTGATCGTGGCCTTGTAAAAGTTTTACGCGATGAGCGGCACGAGTTACGGCTTCGAAAGCGCCCATCCGAAATACCTCGACCAGACCGGGATGGATTCGTGCTTCGGTGTCATACGGGACGCATATTCCGCAGATAGTCCGGCCGTCGCCCTCGGCTCGAACTTCGAGCTCGCTTTCATATTTCCTAGTTTCTAAAGTCATAGGTTTATCCTATTCGTCTAAAGGTTCTTCGTTCGGGATTTCTGTTTCTTCGCCGGTGGTCTCTGGTTGCCCGATCGGTGGACGGTTCTCGAAGTCTGATCGAACTTCATCGACTGTTAGGAATCCAGATTCGAGCGCGATCTTATGGGCTTGATATCGGGTGAGAGTGTCGGATCTAAGTAGGGCGTCGGTGTTAAATTTTGCGTACTGGCCGCGAGGTAGTAGATCCGTGAAAGCGGATTCGATTCGGGTAAGTAGCGGAGTTATTCCGCGCAAGAATTGAAGCTGTTCTTGCTCGACGTTCGAATAGGTTCGCGACGAGTTCGGAGCGCCCAAGTAATAGCCGGGTAGTCCGAGCATATTCGCGATTTCGGTAAGGCTGAACTCTCGGGACTCGACGAGCTGAGAGTCTTTCGCATTGTCTGAAAGCTGTTCAAATTTTGTTGAGGCGTTTAAGACGGCGGGCTCGCGTGAAGTTCCGCCGTAGTGTCGCATCCAGACGGCTTTAAGCATATCGGCTTCGTCTTGAGAGAGATCGGCGTTATCTGAGTAGAGGATTCCGGTCGGCTGAGCTCCGCCGTCGAAATATTTCGCGGCGTATTCTTGCATCGCGAGAGCGGATCCGATTCCTTGACGTTGCGCGGCGACGATTCCGATTCCGACTATCTGGCCGGGCATCGCAAAATTTTTAATATGCATTACGTTTTCGCCATCGAAGAGCTCATCGTTAATCTTGTAGCTGAGTCGGCCTTCGATCCGGTCGACGTGGACTCGGCTCGCTGAGACTGGGTAAAGAGATTCGGGATATCCGTTCGCTCCGATGTCGCCCAAGACCGCGATATAGTTCCCGTGAATTACGAGAGACGCCGCGATAGCGGACATCGTTTCGATCCGTGTTTCGTTCGGATACGGACGCTCGAGGATCGGCGGCATCGGTTCTATTCTTTGGTCGCCTCTGTAGGCGTGAATCGGTAAAGCGCCGATCGTGTCGGCGATTAAAGTTACTCCGCGCCAAAGACCCGGAATCGAGAGCGTAGTTTGCTCATCTACGAAAGTCCCCGCGTAGACGGTGTTATAGTACCGCGAGACGCGCCCCAAGCTGTCGACGTAGCTATTAGGTTGATTATTGTAGTTTATATTTTGACGTTTTTTTAGACGTAACCGGTCGAAGATAGCCATCGCTAAAGACTATATCGCATAGCGGCGGGACGGTGTGATTAGAAGATATTTGATCGGGGTTTCGTTTCTACTTTACGGTGGACGGAGTGATGCCACGCGAGAGTCGCCGCGTAGAGCGGAGTTAGGTCGGCGTCGGTGTTTACTCTGGCCCATAGCCAAGACTGGCCGAGCTGACGTTTCTTCGCGTTAAGTACGGCGTCATCTAAGACGCTTGAAGTTTTGACTTTGACGCTCCGATCTAGGATCGCGTCATAGAAAAGATTGCAAGCCGTAACGACTTCTTGAGTCCGATATTTTACGACGTTCACGCCGAGATTCTGTAATGGCTCGACTAGAGCTCCCGCCGGCGAGTAGCCGTCGATCACGATCGGCGACTTCCATCTTCTAAAAATCTCTAGACATCTTTGGGCGATCCACGCGACGCCGGGACGGGACTCGATTACTTCGATTCGGCCCTGCTCGTCGGCGACGACGATCGAAGCGGTCGCTCGATCTAGTGAGACATCCAAGCCGAAAGAGAGACGGCCGACCGGGGCGACCTTCGCCGAATTGCAAGCGAACCAAACTTTTTCCGGGATGAGTCGATCGTCTTGATTCGTCCAAGTGTTTAGATAGCTTCGCCTAAAATCGCTGAGCGTCATCGTGGCCAGAGCGTGATCGATAGTAACGGCGTCGATCGTTTTATTTAGAGCGGGCATACATCGCGCCCAAGTCGCCGGATCAAAAGGATCATCGTCCGGATCGGCGGACCATTCAAAATATGCGATCCCATTTAGGACGCCGTCTTTCAAAGCTTGCCGGCCGCTATCAATTTTACGACGCAAAAAAAGAGACTCGGACGTCCCCGCCGTAGACGTGATAAAGATCTGGCCGTCGCGCTTCGTGGCCATAGCCGGCAAGAGAGCCGTTTCTCGAATCCCTTCATAGTCGGCGAAAGCTTCATCGATGACCGCTAGAGAAATAGTTTTACCGTGTCCGGCCGTAGGCGTAGACGGCAAGACTTGGATTCTTGAGCCGTTCTTGAAGATGATCGATTCGTTTCCGTTCGCCGTATAGATCCGTTTCACCGTCGGGGCAAGGCTTGAATTTTGGAGCGCCGGGACTTGATCGTCCATAAGTTTACGACGCGCATCGAAGCCGGTTTGCGCCGTATACGCGATCGCTTGAGCGGAGCCCCAAGCTAGGGCGCGATGAAGCTCCCAAGCCAAAACTAGAGCCGTCTTTCCGCTCTGCCGGGGGACCGTAACGACGATCTCACGATAAGCGGGCGTGATCCCGTCCTCTAAGACTTCTAGACCTACGTTCGCGACTTGGGATTGCCATTCCATAAGCGGAGTCCCTAAACGTGAAGCGATGGCCGCTAGTTCACCGCCGCGAGTTTTACGACTCGGATTCCGGGGCGTCGCGTAACGCGGACTCGCTCCAGATTGAAGCGATGACTTGATTAAAATCTTCGACGTCATCCGATCCGACCGTTCTCAAAGCGTCCTCGGCTTCTCGATACTGTCGCCATAGATTCGCGTTCTCTGGATTCGCGTCCACCGACCGGGCCAAAAGCCGAGCGATCTCGACCCGGGCCGAATCGACCTTCTCGAGCCGACCTAAACGGAAGAGCGCTTCGATAAGAACTTCGATCGCGAGCACATTTGAGCCCAAAAAAATTACTCCCGAATCTTTTGGATTCTTGACGATTACGCGCTTTTTGCGCGGTTTTGTTTTGATTACTGTCTTTTTGATCGGTTTTGCGCTTGCCATAAAAAGGCCAAA